ACGCTGCAGGTAATATACTTGCAATGCTTGCTTTTTACTATTTTTTCTTTTGTAATTCACCAGACAAATATTCTCTTTTTTTGCTGGCGGCGATAGCAAGTATAGGATTACATTGTTTATATAACGCAGAAATGGCGATATATACTCTTGTTTCCTGTATACAAAATTCTGATAACATAGAACAGACATTGCAGAAAAATGATGAATGAAGAACAACTTATAAAAAGAAAAGACGAGCTTTTCGCTCCAATCCATCAACAGATATTGATGACTGATGACAACAACGATTTGTTACTTTTGTCATTAAACATGTTTACCACAAGCATAGATATAATGTGTAATCATTATGGTAATAAAGATGGCATGCATCTTATTGAACACATGCTCGATTTACGCAAACGAATTTGCAAAAATTAATTTTTTTCTACAGTTTTCTTAGCATTCTCTAAATACGATTTGATAGAGTCAATGCTATTTTTGCAGATCTTATTATATCTGTCTAGCTGAACAATCAATTTTGCAACCTCAACATCTGTTAATGTTTTTGGGTTTGGATATGATTCAACTGTCGGACAATTATACATACTAACAGATGGTGTTATAACAACCTGTTTTTGTGTTGTTACGATCTGAGCGGTTTGACAACCAGCAAGCAATAGTGTAGAAAGCAATATTAATTTTTTCATCTCTTATCTCCACCAAGTTGAATAACTGTATTTTTTAATATATCAGATGATGCTTTATCATTCTTACTAACTTCAGGAGATGATAAATAACTATCAATATTGGTTAGTTTCTGATTTAATTTATTATTTTGTGCTGCAAGATCTTCTTCTACGGTGCGCTGTTTGTCTTGAATTTCGGACATTTTCTGTTGAAATTCTTCGCGGTCTTTAGCAGCTTGTTCTAATTGAACTTGGTTATATTGTAACAGTGCTTTTTGCTCTATGTCTTTTTTCCAATACAGCAGAGCACCCGACAAAACTGATAGTATAAAAATATATAATTGTATTCTAGCAATCATAACATCCTCCAATTTTTAATATTTATAAAAAGGTGACTCATGAAAGTAAATTTTGGTCCATATCCACAACATTGGACAACAAATTATATCGAAACATGGTATTTTGAAAAGATGCATGGCAAAGATGTTTGGGAAATCGAAAAGGAAAACTATACCAAACTCGACAAGGTTGTTGTTTGGGTTCTTGATAAATGGCAAGATGTTTTAAATGCAACTTTCAATAATTTTTTCCGTTGGAAAGGTCGTAAACAAAAAGTTCGTATTGATGGATATGATGTTTGGTCGGCAGATCATACTCTTGCTTTAATCATCCATCCTATTCTTATTAAATTAAGAGAAGTAATACATGGATCGCCTCTTGTTGATGATGAAGATGTTCCAGAAGATATTCGTTCAACTTCTGCTCCACCAAAAGAAAATGATTATGATACAGACGATCATAACCACAAGCGTTGGGAGTGGGTGCTTGATGAAATGATTTGGGCATTTTCTCAGATACTCGACCATGATGCCGACTCACAATTCCACACTGGTAAGTCTGATATTCAGTGGAAAGAGATTGAGATTGACGGTAAGAAGATGCATGAGATGGTACGTGGACCAAACGACACTCATCACTTTGATAGAGAAGGATATGATGCTTGGAATGCTCGTATTAGTAATGGATTAAGATTATTTGGTAAGTATTACAGAGGACTTTGGGATTGATTACCAATACAACAATAATAGCTCAAAATCTTTTCGTTGTTCCTGAGCACATTGTAGAACAGTGTGCTGATGTAATAGGCGACGAAGAAGAAAATAATTTTAGAAATTTTTTAAAAGTAGCTGAAGAATTTCGCAAAGTGGGTCTCACACCTCTGTATCTTTGTAATGAAAACATGAAAGATATGCATGTTACTACTGAAGAATTTGTAAGAAAAAAATTTAATTGAAACCCTTGACATTTAGGTATTGAATGCCTATATAATATGTGAGATGCCAATAGGATCTCATTTATAAAATCAACCTTGCCCTTAAAGGAGGTCTAACATGACAAAATATCTATTCGATCACTCTTTTTCTGATCTTGATAAGTTCAATAAGTTTTTCGTTGGCGCAGATAAGTTTGCAGATAGAATGGCAGAAACCGTTCAACATCTTGCAAATACAGCAACGAACGGAACATATCCCCCATTTAATTTAAAGAAGACAGATGATAACGTCTATGTTATCGAAATGGCAGTTGCTGGTTTCGGTAAACAAGATCTTGAAATGACTCTTGCAGATAATAAACTTATCATCAATGGTAAAACTACCGTAGACGATCAAATCACTGATACTGTATCAGAACAATTCCTACATAAAGGAATTTCCGATCGTCCATTTACTCGTTCCTTCACTTTAGCCGATAATGTTGTTGTTAATAATGCTGCATTGGTTAATGGTCTTTTGAAGATCTGGCTTGAGCATATCATTCCAGAAGATAAAAAGCCAAAGAAAATCGATATTGCTGATGTAACAGAAAAAAACAGAGAACTAAAGAAGAAGGACTAATCATGTCACAAATATTAGAAAAAATATCTTCTTGGCTTAATCGTCAAGAAAGAATGAGACGCACACGCAAAGAACTTAGTTTGCTGACAGATAGAGATCTTGCTGATATTGGAATTAATCGTTGCGATATTAACAGAATTGCTCATCAGGAACCTGTCAATGTGGCCATATAGTGAAGACGAATTGGTAATTATAAACGAAGGCTGCAAATAAAAAAATAAATAGAGGGATATCTTTCCCTCTATTTTTCTGGAGACTTTTATGATTACCAAAGAACAGCTTCAATCATTCTTCGAAGACACAAAAGAAAATATAATCGATTCATTTGTTGATCCTCTCAATAAAGCGATGGAGCATTTTGAAATTAATACGACAAATCGTATCGCAATGTTTATCGCACAAGTCGGTCACGAGTCAGCAGGATTGACTGCTACCAAAGAAAATTTAAACTACAAAGCAGCAACGCTTTCAAAAGTATTTCCAAAATATTTTCGCGATAAAAATACAGAAGAATACGAACACAATCCAGAAAAAATTGCCAATTTAGTTTATTCCAATAGAATGGGAAATGGCGATGAAGATTCAGGTGATGGATACAAGTATCGTGGTCGTGGTTTAATTCAGCTTACTGGTCATGACAATTATAAACATTTTGCCGACAATATGGGGATAAGTCTTGATGAAGCTGTTTCTTATCTAGAAACAGAAGAAGGTGCAGCAATGTCAGCTGCTTGGTTTTGGAACTCTCGTCATTTGAATGAAGTAGCAGATAATGGTGATGTTGTAAAAGCAACAAAGTTAATTAATGGCGGGACTATTGGTCTTGAAGAAAGAACTGCACTTTATGAGGAAGCACTCAAAGTTTTTGCTTGACAATTTTAGCAATGTGGGGTAGTATTATATAAAGGTGCTGCCCCACATTCACATTCGGAGGTATGTTTGAGTTATTTTTACACAGATGTTTTTACACGTGGTAATAAAGTTTATGTTCGTGGATATGAGAATGGTAAAGCTGTAAAGAAGGTTGAGGAATATTCTCCATATTTGTTTTTACCTGCCAAAAATGGCACATATAAAACATTAGATGGTCAGAGCGTAAAGAAAGTAAGCTTTGATAGAATTACAGAAGCTAGAGAATTTTTAAAATCAAATGAAGATGTCGACAACATGCAAGTGTACGGTTATAACAACTGGGCATACATGTACATCTATGACAATTATAAAGGCGATATCGATTATGATCCTAAACTGATCAAAGTTGTTTCATTAGATATTGAGTGTAAATCTGATGCAGGTTTTCCTGACATCCAAAAAGCTGACCAAGCACTTACCGCTATCACTATGCGATTGAATGGTAAGAATATAGTTTTTGGTGTGAAGTATTTTAAAAACACTGATCCAGACACGATTTATGTTTTGTGTGAAAACGAAATTGATATGGTTAATAAATTTTTATTAACTTGGAACAGTGAGAAATATTCTCCTGATATTGTTACAGGTTGGAACATCGAGTTTTTTGACATTCCTTATTTGGTAAATCGTATACGCAATCTTGGGTTTGATATAAAGAGAATGTCACCATGGGGATTTGTTGAAGAAAAAAGTGTAGAGTTTCGTGGTAAAGAAAACCAAAGCTATTCGTTGGCGGGTATTACCATCATGGATTATTATCAACTCTATCGTAAATTCTCGTTTGGTAATCAAGAAAGTTACAAATTAGATTATATTGCACAGGTTGAGTTGGGTGAAAAGAAAGTTGACTATCGTGATCAAGGCTATAAAGATCTAACAGATTTATACGAAAAAAATCACCAGTTGTTTATTGAGTATAACATTCAAGATACTGTGCTTGTTGATAAGCTTGACGAAAAGATGAAGTTTATCGAACAAGTTATGGCAATGGCTTATGATGCGAAAATCAACTTTGATGATACCATGACAACTGTGCGTATGTGGGATACAATCATACACAATTATCTACTTGATCAAGATATTGTGATTCCACAATTTGTAAAGCAAAACAATAATCAATCATTGGTTGGTGGTCATGTCAAAGAACCAAAATTGGGATTGAGCAAGTGGGTTGTTTCTTTTGACTTGAACTCTCTGTATCCTCATCTTATCATGCAGTATAACATCAGTCCTGAAACATTTGTTGATAAAGTTTCATTTCCTTCTATTGATCATCTACTTAATGGCACTTGGGAGTATCGCGATGGAATGGTAGCATATGCTGCTAATGGTTGCAGATACCGCAAGAACAAACAAGGTTTTCTTCCTGCTTTGATGGAAAAGATGTATAATGATCGTGTGGTTTTCAAGAAAAAGATGCTTGAAGCAAAAAAGAAATATGAAGAAACTAAAAATCCAAACGATGAAAAACTTATAGCTCGTTACCACAATATGCAGTTAGCAAAAAAAATTCAGCTAAACTCAGCTTACGGTGCTCTTGGAAATCAATATTTCAGATGGTTCAACTTCAACCACGCTGAATCAATTACTACTTCTGGTCAGCTTAGTATTAGATGGATCGAAAAGAAGGTCAATAGTTTTCTTAATAGAATCCTCAAAACTACTGAAAAAGATTATGTCATCGCTGCTGACACTGATTCGATTTATATCACACTCAATGATCTTGTAGAAAAAGCATGTCAAAATAAAAATGAAGAAGAAATTGTAAATATTCTTGATCAATTCATTGAAGCAAAGATACAACCATATCTTGATGAAAGCTATCAAGAACTTGCTGATATGATGAATGCTTATCAGCAGAAGATGAAGATGAAGCGCGAAACAATTGCCAACAAAGGCATTTGGAAAGCAAAGAAAATGTATATCCTCAACTGTTGGAATGTTGAAGGTGTGCAATATGATAAACCAAAATTAAAGATACAAGGCATTGAAGCTGTCCGATCATCAACTCCACATGCATGTCGTGAAAAGCTTAAGAAGTCTTTTGAAATTGTTATGAATGAAAATGAATCAGATCTTTGTAAATTTCTTGATGATTTTAAAAAAGAGTTTATGACTTTGCCTTTTGAGCAGGTAGCATTTCCTCGTGGCGTAAAGAATATGAAAGAGTATGATGGTGGAAAAGACATTTATAGAAAAGGTACACCAATCCATGTAAAGGCAGCGTTACTCTATAATCATTCTGTTATTACTAATCCTAAATTATATGGTAAGTTGCCATTGATTCAGGATGGCGATAAAATTAAATTTGCATACTTAAAACAACCAAATCCATTCCATGACTCTGTTGTTGGTGCGCCAGATACATTGCCAGTGGAATTAGGATTAGATCAATATATCGATCGAGAAACACAATTTGATAAAACATTTATGGAGCCACTGCGTTCTATAACTGAAGTGATAGATTGGAACATAGATAGAAGAGCAACATTGGAGGAATTTTTTGGCTGACAATAGTTTTGAAAACGATTTTGGCTTTAGTCTAGTATCAGAAGCTGAACTCAAAAAGCATGAAGACATGCTTAAGAAAAAAGTAGAGGAACAATCTAGGATTGTTGCTAAAACAACAACAGATTTAACAGATAAGTTGCATGGTCTTAGAAATATGATTATGCCACTATTAAACAATTTGGCTAAAGATCCAGAAAAAACATATGTCCTTTGGCCAGATAGATCTGAAAAAATCAAAGCATTTATCAATAAGGTAAACGATTACGTAGACAATGATTAACATCGTCTCAATGCTGGTATCGTTTAGTATATCAGCTGTTTCGGCTTATTTTAGTATAATCGGCTTGACTGCTATATTTTCTGCTGCGTATTATCCAATCATAATTATGGGTACTGCATTAGAAGTAGGAAAGCTGATAGCATCAACATGGTTATTTCATAACTGGAAAACATGCCCATGGTTACTTAAAATTTATCTTACGTTAGCTGTAGTTGTGTTAATGATGATAACCAGTATGGGAACATTTGGTTTTCTTTCAAAAGCACATATTGAACAAAATATTAATATAACAACTGGTAACGCCGACGATGCTCAAATTGTTCAAACTAAAATAGACAGCGAACAATCTACGATTGATGATTTAAATAAACAAATCGCACAAATTGATGCTGCTGTTACAAAGATGACTGACAAGGGACAAGCTGCCAGTTCCTTGCAAGCTGCAGATAAACAGAGGAAAATTCGTGATGGGCTTACGCAACAAAAGAATCAGCATATTGAAATTATCGGAACACTCAAGTCACAGAAAGTTAAACTTGATTCGAGCATCAAGAAACTCGAAGCGGAAGTTGGTCCGATCAAATACATTGCAGCGGCATTATATGGAACCAGCGGACCTGATACTCTTGAACTGGCTGTCCGTTGGGTTATTATCCTTCTTGTTATTGTATTTGATCCTCTCGCAGTTGTATTATTACTCGCAGCAAATCATGGGTTAAAACAAAATAAAAAAAACTTGACAATTTACAATATTGATAGTAGTATATTAAAGATAGATTTTGACATATTGGAGAAAAATGATGTCGTTGAAAGAGAAACTTCTTAAGAACTCTACCATTGAATATACAAATATTCTGACCGAGAGTAAAATTTACAGTAAGAAAGATATGATTCCTACTTCTGTTCCTATGATCAATGTTGCATTGTCGGGAACAGTTGATGGTGGTATTACTCCTGGACTTACAATGCTTGCTGGTCCATCAAAGCATTTTAAAACTGGTTTTGCTTTACTTCTTGCATCTTCTTATTTGAAGAAATATAAAGATGGCATTATTTTGTTTTATGATTCGGAGTTTGGTACGCCACAATCTTATTTTGAAACATTTGGTATTCCTCTAGAATCAGTTATCCATACACCAGTTACAGATGTTGAAGAGTTGAAACATGATATGTCTGTTCAGCTTGCAAATATTACACGCGAAGATAAAGTGTTTATTGTTGTTGATTCTATTGGTAATCTTGCATCAAAGAAAGAAACTGATGATGCTTTGGAAGGCAAAAATGTTGCCGATATGTCTCGCGCCAAAGCACTCAAGTCATTTTTCCGTATTGTTACTGCCAAGTTGACATTGAAAGATGTTCCTATGGTTGTAATCAATCATACCTATAAAGAAATTGGTTTGTATCCAAAAGACATTGTTGGTGGTGGTACAGGTTCATATTATGGTTCAGATAATATTTGGATCATTGGTCGCCAACAAGAAAAGGATGCTGATGGACTTACTGGTTATCACTTTGTAATCAATGTGGAGAAATCTAGATATGTTAAAGAAAAATCAAAGATTCCTATTACTGTCTCTTTTGACGGAGGTATTAATCGTTGGTCTGGTCTCTTGGATGTGGCTGTTGATGGTGGTTACATTGTCAAGCCTAAGAATGGTTGGTATGCAGTAGTTGATAAAGAAACTGGTGAAATAAAAGCACCAAATATGCGAGCTGGTGATATTGTTGACAATAAACAGTTTTGGGTTGACATGTTTACTAAAACAGATTTTTCAAAATATATTGAGAATCGTTATAAGATGGCAACTGGTTCTATTCTTAACGATGGAGAAAATGATGAGTAAAGTTAAAGATTTTTTTAGTGACGATGGTCAAAGAAAAGCAGTTATCCATTTATCAAAGGAAACATTTTCAATTGACTTTTTTGAAAATGACGAGTATATTTGGACATTAGAATATCCCAACAACAGTATTAACTATGTTGAAAATATTGCTGAAGATTGGATTTTAGGTAAGCTCAATAGTGTGAAAGATCATTGATTGAAAAAAATTACTGGAGAACAAAATTAATATGGCGATCGAAAAAACAATTTTCTCTAATTTATTGTATAATGAAGAGTATGTTCGCAAGGTTCTTCCGTTTATTAAAGAAGAATATTTTAGTGACACTAAAGATAAAATCGTATTCAATTTAATATCTGACTATGTAACAAAGTATAATGCTTTGCCTACTAAAGAGGCAATGATCATTGATTTGTCTAATAAGTCAGGATTGTCTGAAGAAACATTTAAAGAAACAAAAGAATCGATTGAATCTTTAGAAATTGATGGTTCTGCCAAAGAGTGGTTAATTGATCAGACAGAAACATTTTGTCAAGAACGAGCAATCTATAATGGTATTATGTCATCAATCCAAATTCTTGATGATAAGACAGGTAAAACATCAAAAGGCAGCATACCTAAAATTCTTTCTGATGCGTTGGGTGTTTCTTTTGATACTCAAATTGGTCATGACTTCATTGAAGATTTCCAAGAGCGATTTGAGTTTTATCACAAGAAAGAAGTTCGTATACCTTTTGATCTAGATTATTTCAACAAAATTACCAATGGTGGTTTGCCTCGTAAAACAATCAATGTTGCTCTTGCAGGTACTGGTGTTGGTAAATCATTGTTCATGTGTCATTGTGCGGCTGCCAATTTGTTAGGCGGTCTTAATGTTCTTTATATAACACTTGAGATGGCAGAAGAACGTATTGCTGAACGTATTGATGCAAATTTGTTGGATGTTACACTTGATGATTTAAAAGTATTACCAAAAGATGTTTACGATAAGAAAATTGAAAAGATAAAACAAAAAGCAATCGGTAAATTAATTATCAAAGAATATCCGACTTCTTGTGCAGGTTCTGCCAATTTTCGTCACCTGCTGAATGAATTGAAACTTAAAAAGAATTTTATAGCAGACATCATTTACATCGATTATCTGAATATTTGTTCTTCATCGAGGATACGCAATGGAGCCAACGTCAATTCTTATACCTATATCAAATCAATTGCAGAAGAAATACGAGGGCTCGCAGTGGAGTTCAACGTACCTATCGTCTCTGCGACTCAAACAACTCGAAGCGGATATTCGAGCAGCGACTTGGGATTGGAAGATACATCAGAATCCTTCGGACTTCCAGCCACAGCTGATTTTATGTTTGGGCTATCAACGTCCGAAAAACTGGAAGAACTCGGTCAAATTATGGTTAAGCAACTCAAGAACCGTTATTCTGATGTTGGGAATTCTCGTCGGTTTGTTCTTGGGATTGATCGTAGCAAAATGCGTCTTATAAACATTAAAGATCCAGAACAGGGATTGATCGAAGATAGACCTATTATGGACAATACGAAGTTTGGCGAGGAGGATAATGAGCGCTCTAAATCTTCTAAATTCGACAGATCCAAGTTTAAAGACTTCAAATAACCGAAAAAAGTGAACTATTTCAATGTCGTATTTTCCTTGCTTTTTTTCTAAATCTCGGCTATACTGGTAATATAAGGTTGATAGAGGGAAATAAAATGACTACATGGCCATGGGATATGATCGTTCGTTTGGATATGGAAACTGGTAAAATTTATATCGAAAACATCGAAGTTTATTATGATCGTGCCAATGAAGTTTATCGTCCGCTGGGGAAGTAAAATATGAAGTACATTAAGAAACCTATTCCTGTCGATGCATGGCAAATCGACTGTCTTGAAATTGTCAATCGTGGTAATTATCCTGATTGGGTTCATGAAGCTCTTTTAAAAAATATAATATTTGTTCCAGTTTTTGATTCTTACTCTATAGTTATTAAAACATTAGAGGGTAACATGGTTGCAGCAGAAGGCGACTATCTTATCAAAGGATCATTGGGTGAATATTGGTTCAATAAGAAAGATATTTTCGAACAGATGTATGAGAAAGTAAATGATTGAGATCGGACCCAACTTGATGGTGGCTATTCAGTCAGTGTGCTTTGTGCTCGGCGTCGGCATGATCTTCTTCTTTATGTACAAACTGGTGAGGGATAACTCATGACTAAGATTGTATACAATAACTGCTATGGTGGCTTCGGATTATCCAAGGCTGCTATTCAGCGGTATAATGAATTGGCTGGACTTGGTCTTGTTTATAAAGAAGATGAGTTATGGGGTTATTGGGAAACAGCTGATGGAAATTACTGGTCTGATCGTGATGCAGATCGCCAAGATCCATTTTTGATTCAAGCAATCGAAGAACTAGGCGAAGCTGCCAATGGTACATACGCAAAGCTAGTTATTGACGAACTTCCTGCGGGAACTTTGTATCGTATCGAAGAGTATGATGGCATGGAAGAAATAATGACTCAAGATGAGTATAAGTGGAGTGTGGCGTGATGGGCGCAGTAGAGGACATACACGAGCTACGTGCCGTCATAGCTATGCACGATGTAGTCTATGGTGACAGGATCAAGGAGCTAGAGTCAGTCATCCGCGAGATCCTTTCGCAGATTGATCAGGGTGGGTCGGGTGGTAAGGTGTTTGCTCGAGACTACTGCATCGAGAGAGCTCGTAAAGTAATGGAGAGTAAGTTATGAACGATATCTTTATAAGACTCGCGCTAGATGCGGGGTTGTTGAACTATATAGACCACGAGACGCCCAGACGCTACTTCATTAATGGCCATGCCGAACAAGAAGATGTCAAGACGTTTGCGCAGTTGATTATTCAGGAATGTGTAGATACTTTAAACAAACGGTTTATGGGAGACCTTAATCGTGAAGACATGGAAGTGCGTCGATGCATCGATGATATAAAGAAACACTTTGGAGTTGAATGATGATGCACAGCACGTACGACGTACAGAGAATACTAGATTGGATTGCTAAACGGGATGGCGGTGAATACTTTACGCGAGATACCGTAATCAACCAGCTAGCCCCGATCAACTTTAGTCTAGTCGACTACGTCCTCAGT